AGCCTTTGTATCCTCCACCTTTGGATTTGTATTCTTTCGCCAGAAGCTGTGCCTTCCTAGCTGACCATTGGCCTGGGTTACCGCCTCTACTCCCAGCTTTAATTTCGTTGAACAGCCGTTTACGCAGAGAGGGTTTGGTGTAATTACCAGCTTCATTAACTTTGCTTTTTCCTTTCTGCGCCTTTGACTTTGCCTTTGTTGATGGACGCATAGAAGACCTGCTTACCTTTTTTCTTACCATAAGTTTTCTCCATAGCCTTGGATATTTTTTTACCTTTTTTAGTCAGAGGCATTAACGCATTCTCGCTTTTCTATAACCTTGACCTGTAGGTCTTCCACAAATAGAACCACCGTCTTCAAACTCTTTTGGAGGGCTTACGTTTTTACCATCCAAAGCATTTCTAATATACTCTTCATATTCTTTTCGTCTTTTTTTCTGTTCTTTTTCTAATTCTTTACTAAAATTTACATCGGCCATAGCACCAGTAGAAGTTTGTGTATAGTCTTCCATTTTATTTTTTTCCTTTCATGGCTTTACCGTAACCACGGGTAGCGCAGCCTACACCACGAGGTTTACTACATTTCTTTTTAGCTTTAACTGTTGTAACTTTACCACCTTTTTTTCTAGGGGCAGCTGCATATCTACGTTCCATTGCTTCACGTTGCATCATGGTACGAGGGTCAAGATTACCAGCTTGTTGTCTAGCGGCAGCATTACGTTCAAGTGCTTGCATTTGCATTGGAGTCAGTTTATTAAATGCAGCTTCATTAATTACTTCACCAGTCTCATAATCTACAGCAGGCTGTCTTTCCATTGTCTGAGAGCGTTTAGTTTGAGAGCTAGCAATGGCGGCTTTGCGTGCAGCCTCCTCTGCTCTTTTAGCCTCTTGACGAACAAGACGTTCAAGTTCTTTTTTTTCTTTAGAAGTAATAGTTCCTTTTTCTAATTTAGTTTCTAACTTTGCAATACGCTCTGCTCTTTTCATAGAGGTTTTAGTTCTATTAGCTCGGATGCCTTGTTCGGCAGTAACAGACCGATTTCCTTTAGTAACACGCTCTCCTTTTGTGCCAACATCTTTTGCAATTCTGTTAGGAGCCATAGCCACTGCGTCCATACGTGTAGCTGAGATTTCACTTCCAGGTCTATTTGAAAACATACGGGAAAGAGGTTTACCACCACGAGTACCTTCTGTAGCTGCTCTTGCTCTTGCTGCAGTAATTGCTCTTGCTAATTCTTTTGCAACGTTAATTTTCTTAGCCATTACATATCCTCTTTTTTGTACCCATTACCTAGTCCACGCAGTGCAGCACCACATCCACGAACAGAGCCACCTCCTACTTTTTTGTGTACAGAACCACCACATGCCTTTTTATTTGTGTTTTGCATTTCAGATTGTTTAGTTCCTTTATATGGATTTTTTCTTTTAACATCATCAGGAATTACAATAATCTGACCAGCTTTAATTTTATGAATATCTGTAATATTTTTTTTGTTAGCTTCTTTAATAGCAGCTATAGTTGTATTATTCTTTTTAGCAATTTCAGAAAGGGTATCACCTTTCTTAACAGTATATTTAGTTTTAGCTGGAGTATAACTTGTTAGTACTTCTTTACCTTTTCTAGTAGGCATTGCTGTATCTTCAACTTTTTTTGTAGGAGCTTCTTGAGCTTTACCTCCTTTTTCTTCTCTGCCCATAGCAGCAGCTGCCCCAGCTACTCCAGCAACGCCAGCACCCCGTCTAATATTTCTAGCTGTTTTAATGTCTTGTGGTTTTAAACCAGACACTTGTCCTTTTTTATTACGGACAGCTTCACCAGTACGTCTGCCTTTATCTGTAGCGCCTACAACACTCTTGGCAATCTTACCAGCACGTGACGCTCCTGTTTTGTCTTTCTTTAAATACTCTGTTGCAATTTTTTTAAGACCTGCAATTGCTCTTGCTTTAGACATTGTTTTTATCTCCCATCTATAGTATTTTCACCAACAGGTCGTGTAACTGCTTCAACATCATCACGCCGTGTTCTTCTTGATTGATTTCTAAGTGCTGCCACTTCTTCTTGATATTTTTGTTCGTATACCTGAATAGCTGTATAGTTTTTCATAAAACCTAATGCCTCAACCATTGCAGCTGAGTATAGTGCATTATAACAGAAATCAGAAAAATAATTGTTAGGCGTTGCGCTACTTAAAGTTGTTGGTCTTGCAGTGTAAACAATTTCTCCACTATAAGTAGCACTTGCAGTAGGAGCAAATAAAATTTCTGTGTTTGTTCTTCTTGCATAATATTTAGGTGTTCCAGTACTTGCGCTAACAGGCCAATAGTCAGTTAAAAATTCATCTGTTCGTTGTAATAAATTAATTTTAGTTCCACTTTCCTCTAAAGTAATATTGTTAATAACTCTTGTTCCAGTAGGAAGTGTTAGTTTATTACTACCAGAAGTAAAGGTAATAGAAGTAGTAGTTACTAGACCATAGTCATCTAGGGTCTTAGTAAGTCTGTCTTCAGCACGATTAACTATCTTAGGAATGTGAGCTAGAAATTCTGAACCATCATTCTCAGTAGTTTGTATAATATCGTTTACAAGGTAAGTATAATCAGCCATAATAAATTGTCATACTTGCTGCGCTAACAGGAAGAGTTACAGATACTTTGCCAGCCATTCTAATACCTGCATCAGTGTATCCTTGATAAGCAACATCATTAACTGTAGTTAAATCAAATTTAATAATACTACCAACAGTACTACCAAAAGGGTCAACTGAAGTTCCGACAATAGTAAATGTTCCAATACCTGTAGCATGTACGCCTCTGATGCGAGTATCTGTCAAAGTTGTTCCAGTTACTACATCCACAGCAGGACCAGAGCTTGACACATAAGCCACTCTAAGATTAGTCATATTGTTTACTCCTAAGTTAAAATCGTGTAATGACTATATTATACTAAAAAAGGGCGTAGGATACAACTCCCACGCCCTTTAAAGTTTATCTAAGGTAACCTAGCTTATGCGCCAGCGTTGCCGAAGAAGCCTCTCCAGTCTGACCAACCGAAGCTATAACGCTCACGAGCCTTAAAGCGCAGGTTGCCAGTGTCAAAATCGGGTTCCATCTTCGTTTGAAGTGGCGCACGAACAAACATTTTAGTGCCGTTCGGTACATCCGTTTTGATAAAGAAGGCATTCGTATCCGTAAAGCGGCGGTTAACAAAGTAACCTTTAGGCAGCATGCCTTGATTACGGATAGAGTTAATGTCGTTAACATTCGTTGCGTTGTTAACGATTGTGGTTGACAATGTGCTGTTCAAGATTTGGTCAGCAGTGAATGTCAAATCTGAAGGGATGTGAAGGCTTTCAGCCTGCGCACCAATCAGAATACCACGGTCATCTTTAATTTTTGAAATGGTGATGAGTGCAGTCTCAAGCGATGCTTCAGACAAGTCAGCAGCCGAAAGAAGGTTGCTTTGTACACCACCAGTTACGACAGGGTGCGAAGCTGAGAAAAGCGGCACACCGTCACCACCGTTGTAAGAAGTGCTAAAGCCGTTGTTGAAAACGTCAGCAGCTTTAACCTGTTTCGTGTTTGCCATTGCACGAGCCAATGCTTTGGCACGTAGTTTAGCAAACGTGTCATACAGGTTGTCTTCCATTGCTTCTTCAGTGATAGCAAAACCAAGTGCCACAGTCTCGTGTGTGTAACGAGCCGTGTAGCTTTCTTGCGTATCATCGTAAGAAACGGCAGCCCCTTCACCTTTGGTCGGTGCAGTACCGAAACCAGTGAAGAGAACTTCTTCTTCAAATGCTCTGTCTGAATTTTCTGTTGCAAACAGAGGCTTGTGTTCATCAGAAACTTCCCCATACTCAAGGCCGAATACGGCATTAAGACCAGGGAGAAGCTGTTTAGAAATACTTGCTCTATTAATAGCCATTGTTATTTATCTCCCTTAGTTACCTTCAGTTGCCGTTGCAGGGGCAGTTACATATACTTGACGGAAGTTGTCAGCATGCAGATTCAGCATAACTTCAATTTTCGTGTAAGCGTCACCAAGCGTGTTACCAGGCTCGTCAACAATACGAATTACTTTAAGGTCAAGTGGTCCTGTTCCAACAGTGCTTGCATCGCCAGAAGCTCCTGAACGACCAGTGAAAGTTGAACCAGATGTAACAGCACCGAATGAAATGTTATTGCCGATTACGCCAGCAGTAACAGAAGCATCAGCTTGAACTACATATACTTGGTTAGGATTATCAATTACGTAGCCAACAGCGTTGGTAGCTGAAGTGCCACCAGGCCAGTACGATTTAAATTTTTGCTCCCCGTCTTCAACATAGCGACAGCCTTGGAATACACCAATCGTAGACTCACCAGCAGAAGTAAGTGCTACAATGTTGCCAACAGATACACGAACAGGTTGCCCAGTGTAAATGCTAGCAGCAGTGCCTGAAGCGATGCCATACTCATTAGTTGCATGGCTATTCGGCGCACCGCCACGAATACGGGAAGGAGTTAGTCCATTAGGTGCAAAAGTTGCAGTCATTTTTTTCTCCTTCGTTAAGGTTATTGTTATTAACCAAGGCTGCCTAATTATTAATCAAATGTAGGTGTTCTGCCTTTGGTTACGTTAGTTCTGCTTGCATTTTGAATTGGCATTCTTCGGTCAGAAGCATTCTCAAGTTGTGAGTTAACTGCCTCCACCATTTCTGCAGAAGCGTTTTCAAAATGCCTTTGTCGTGCTTTAGCCTTACCAATTGGCATTTTAGCCAATGCTAAGTCGCCACGACATACAGTACCTTTATAACGTCCATCTTCTTTAATCATAGAAGTGTGTGCTAATTCTGGTACTTCTTCCATAGAAACAAATTCCCATCCTTCACCTAGACGTTTACCAACATTGGTATAGTCATCTTTACCTTTTAAGGTTGTACGTAACCACCGTAGTTTCATTCCTTCTTCTGTAAATCTACGTGTAACAGATTCAGGAATATCTAAAAGGTTAGGCTCACGATATTCGTATTCAGTTTCTCTGGTTTCCAGTTCACGATTCTGGGATGTGCGTGTAGTTCTAGTCATGTGTATATCTCCGCTATTTGTTGATTGTCGTATATTCGCCGCCTGAGTTTTCAACTTTCAGTTTTTCGGCTGCATACTGTTCAAGTGTGATACCCCACTTCTGGGCCAGTCTTACATCTTCTTGTGTAAGTTTGACTTTTTTTCCTGATGAGGCTGCTGGAGTGCGTGACGCTCCTGCCACAACTTGAGAAGGCGATGACGCTGCCTTCGGGCGGGGGTTAACG